AAGAAAGCGTTCCAGATATGATGCAACACCTTCAGCCCATTCGGGCCCAAGAGGGTTATTAGCACCGCGATGACGCAATCGATTAATAATCGAGTATAGATCCTTAACATCAGTTATCCTATCAGTAAGAAAGAGGGGCCGTACGTTTGTACCATTGTAGAAATCTGCACCACAAGACTCCCTGAAGGGTATTTCTCCCCAAAAGGATTTGTCGCGGTTCAAAGAGAAACCCATGAGCTGTAATAAACTAATAGCTCCGGGCGCGACGTCATCCGGAAGGATGATATCGTCTCCATAAACCGAAACATCGTCGTGCAAGCTGTATTGTTTCTCTGGTTTATGCCAGTTCTCCTGGTTATGCTTTTCACAGCTAACCCAGGTGGCCGCCAGAAACACAAGTGACTCTACAGCGAAGGTAAATCCATTACCCATGGACGAAAGCTTTGAATACTCAAGCGACCGTCCTTCTACAATGCCAGATGCACACCGTAGATCGAGCAATAAATCTATCCATTCAGGAGGAAACAACAAGTAAATTAATACCAGCGTTATAGTGTCAGAGGCCGCACTAAGATCTAGTGTGGCATAACCTAAACCCTCCATTATCGAGCCTAGTTCCGCTAAAAGTTGATTCGGCCGCTGGTCGTCAAGGTCACACCCAAAGCGTTTTAATGCTTTACGGATAACCTCATCGACGCCCAGTTGCAGAATCACATTCATACGGGGCTCAATCGCTATCGTCCGGTCGGTAAGACCGGTCTTTGGCACAGTAGTAACTTTGTTCTCATTGATTACCTGGAAGACAAAATTCCAAAAGTCTTCTACGTCGATCGGAGCAAAAATGGGAATGCCCTTAGTACGACGATATTTATCATCTAAGGCGCCCAACCATCTCTGGTCGGACTGAATCAATGATTTAGCGTAAGGCAGGGTTAACGATGTAACAGAATAGGGCAAATCCGCGTATTTATAATACGGACTAATCCTAGTTCTTTCTGTACAGAGCGACGACCCAGGCCCATGTCGAGAACTACTCAGTATCTTCTCGATGTCTGGCCTTTCACCTATCACCTTAACAATAAAGTCTCGCATCATAGAGATGCAATCTGCAAGCTTGGGATCATGTTGGTCCGCGCGAATTAACGCACGATAACCGATCTTATTAAAGGTCTCACACTGCTTTTCAGCGGCATAAAACTTCTTCAATGCTGCAGCTTTACGTAAGTTTTGGTCCCCGTCAAACGGGAACTTTTTTAAGAAGGCGGACAGTTGGTAGATTGCAAAGAAGTTACTTTTGCTTATACCCTTCATGATCATACTTCGTGGATCACTAGCCTCGATTAGAGTATACAGACTCTCCTGACTACGCTGCCTTACAGCAGCACGCCAAGGGTCGATATCCTCTTTATTAAGGAACTGCTCGAAACCATCAACCATTTTCCCGAGGATCTTCCAGTGAAGATCACGCGGCAGAAAGACCTTATGAATAGGTCTTTTCGACACTTTCCGTGAGTTTTTCATCACATCTCCTTGTAGCCCAGTTTACACCAGGCAATAGGGTTAAATTGGCTTAAGCTGTAGGAGCAATGTTCCGCTTCATCAACTTATCCATAACAGTGTCGTCATTCAAGATAGCAACAATTTCTTGTCGCAGCAAAAGAATGTCCGCGGGAAGAGTCCCTACGGGGATACTGAACTCAAGCTTACCTATTAAAGGTTGAACAAGCTGAGTTGTTTCATCAACGCCGTCAACTACGGCGGTTCGCGTACGCACGATTTTCGGGCGAGTTACGCCCCGAAAGTTGCCGTTCTGCTTAGGATCAGTAACTTCAAAGCTGAGAGTATCTGGCTCTGAAGTAGTATTATCTGGTCCAAAGAACAGCGATTTCATACCATCTCTGAGTGACCGGGCATATTCAAATACCTTGGCTACTAGATTGGTATCGTGAAGTACATCTACGTTGAAAGTTAAATCGGACATGGTATTACTCCTTGTTTGAAGCGACTTTTCATCGACGGCCTGCTAGGCCTTTAAGAATCAAAGTCATGTCTAAAATTTTGAGGATATCAAGGTTGATATCAACAGAAGGCAATTTCGGCTTATTAGGGTTTGGAACCCTAGTTTTATCAAGTCTAGTTGCGCGGACAATGGAGGGAGACATAAACCAGTTATTACAATAACCGGCTTGATTAACAAACGCTTGACACCTGATTTCGTTGATATCACTATCATCTGACCAGATCGTGTCTGTCGTAGTCTCTCTCACAACAGTTATCCATGATGCAAGCTCACGAATAGAAAATTTCGGGGCCCAGGATCCAATAAAATCTCCCAGGTTGATGAACCAATCGACCATGAAACTTAGCCAAGTTAGTTCATACCCCGCTTGTATAATCTGATCTAAACCTAGATTATACACTTGATCAGATGTGATTTGAAACATAACACCACATCCAACCACTACTTTAGAACGTATGGTCACCTCCTTTTTCATGTAGGTGCCAAACATACTATTGTAGAAAACCATATTAGACATTCTAACAGGAGGTAAAATTACAGGAGGAATTACTTCCTCTGCTCGCCACCCTCTAGTAACACGAGGGATGTCGAATTTCCTATTAAAAGCCTTTATGGCCCCTTTAGCTTCACCAATTAGCGGCCTGGCTGCATAACGCAACTCAAGATATTCATTGGCATAGTCCATCGGGGTGATCTCATTCTTTAACTGTTTGAGATCAAGTCTCTTTGTGGCCCTGAGAATACGGACCAAGCGAAATCCAAGATTCACCAAGTAGTTGATGGTCTCTTTTCCTTCGCCCAATGAGGTGAGCAATTCCAGTGATGCATCATTTACACGACTCCAAGCCTTCGTGACCGCTGTATTTGT